ATAGTTGGTATGATGGGCAATTTGAAATCTATAACACAATAATTAAATTTAATTAAAGTGTTATATTCTTTAAAAGGGCTTTGATCAAATGACGTGTGTTTTTGTCAAGATTGGTAAGTTTGTTGATGTTTTTACTGAGAATGATTTTGTTATCGGAGATCTCAACTGTCCAGCCAAGTTTAGCAGCATTGATGATTATGTACATACGTGTTATGAAGTATACGACGGTGTCTATCTCGCACATTTATATAGATGTTCACGAATGATCGTACAATATTACACGCACATTACGAAATAGCATATCATAAAACGCAAATAAAGTATGAATGTGATAAATTATTGCAGAAAATATCATAACAAAATAAATAATACAGACGCAAAATATAGACGTTAAACGTAAAATTAAACAATAATTTATTTGAAAAGAATCATCCAAGACAAAAATTTACCAACTTAAAGATCCCTCTCGATTGTTGTGTCAAAATACAGAACCAGAACATTCGATGTCAGTAGACTACAAGTATAAACCCGACAAACACAAGTATCGGGTTAACATCAAAACAATCGACGAAATCCACAAAGAACATTTGGATGATTTCAATAAAAAACATGAACAAATACCTGAAAAAAAGAGACGGTTAATACTTCTCGAGCAAGAGTTAGAGGAACTTGAGGTTTCAATGAAAGGACGACCAATATGTTTGGATTTCGAGACACTCAAACGAAGGAATTCATTAAAAAGCACTACACGGGTTTTAAGAGACGATATTGAGAACACAGAAAATTATAATTATGAAATGGAATACTGGAGCCGAACAGGAGATGTATTGTCCGATTATTATGACATAACAAATGGTGTATTATATGGTCAGGATTTTGACAAACACAATGGAGATCCTGAAAATGGAGGACAGATTGATATGGTAGGAGCAGGTACAAATATAAATACAAATATAAATACAGGATCTAGAATTGTCATAAGTGATGAATTACTGGCAATAACCAATCTTGGTCGTAAACGAAAATTAAAAAAACCAGTCAGAAAACGTAACAAGAAAATAGAATTAACACCCACAAAAGGAATCATGAATATTTTATTGGGCGATGAAGAGAAAAACGATGAACAAGACAACAAATTGTGCAAGGCATCCTTACAAAATCAATATTTATTAATAATGGACAAAGAATATGCATGTTCAAGGTCAAAAACATCATTAGTGAAAAGATGCAAGAAATGTAACGTGGATAAGGTGATAATATACAATGAATCAATAATGTCATGTCCCAAATGTGGCGAATCAGATGAAATATTTATAGAATCTGACATGCCAACACAACGTGAAACATTTGCAGACAAACCAAAATATCCATACAAAAAGTTGGCACATTGTACAGAAAAACTGAATCAGTTTTTATGCAAAGGGACAGCGAACATACCACAAGATGTGTTTACGGCAATGGAAGAAGAGATTAAGAAACATAGCATGGACAAAAAGAGTGTCACAATAAAATTTTTGGAAGCAATGTTGAAGAAACATAGATTGAGTGATTATTATGAGAATATCATGTATATCTACAGTAAAATAACAGGAAGTCCACCACAGCACATATCGCGTGAGGAGTATGAATTAGTATTGAGAATGTTCAAAGAGGCCGAGGAGGTGTATGAGACAAAATATAAACCATCAACAAGGAATAATTTTTTGAAATATACATTTGTATTACACAAAATATTCCGAACAATTAAAAGGGGCGATATTGCGCAACATTTTAAACTGTTGAAAAGTCCTGATAAACTCAAACAACAAGAGCGAATCTGGCAAAATATTTGTCATGATCTTGAATGGAAATATCATTCAAGCTTTGAAGATGGGCATTAAATTATACTATTGGTTGGATTTACGCAATACTTGTTATGAATGTATAAATGACAAAAATATCTAGACATTGATTAGAGACATACAATAATTCGTATGCACGATTCTGACACTGACGCGATTCAGATTCAAGAGAGATTACTGAGATTGTTAATATTTATCATATTGAACCTTATTGTTTTGAGATATATATCTGGTATAGGATTATCTGATTATGACCAGATCAAAATAACCGGTATATCTACATTGATATTTATGTTTGTTAACACATACTATCCACATGTGGTTACCCTCTAAGCCTCTTTGTTTCTTGTGAAACAAAGGGGGTTACCTCTTTCCACTACATATTGGAAAGGCTAAGCCTCTTTGTTTCTTGTGAAACAAAGAGGGTTACAAAATAATTTAAAATGGGTTAAACAAACAGAATATTTCTTAACATAAGAATGACCTCACGGATCGAAGACACGCAACAATTCACAGAGAATAACGAAGAAAAGATCACAGTTAGATTTGGCGATAATGGCCAAGATGATATATCAAATAATACATCGAATATTAGTGACAATATTAGTAATAACATTAGTAATAACAATACACATAACACGATAGAATCAGAAGTTGATTTATCAAAATACACATTGATTGATCATTTGGATGAAGATAAGGCCATATCGGAACAAAAATTTGCATTGTTTTCGTTTTTGTCTCCAGAAGGAATCATGAATTGCAATGTTCGTGCGGTAAAATTTAGAGGTGCGTACCCGGACGAAAAAAGTGCTCTAGATGCCGCAAAAGATTTGGAAAGCGAAGACAAATATTTCAAGATCTTTATTGGTGAAACAGGAAAATGGTTGGATTTCGATCCGCCTGCATCACGTGTTGAGAAGGAGGTATCATCAAATAAAGAGCATCAAAAGATTTTGGATGCACAACGCAAACAGAGAATGGAAAAGATCAATGCACTTGCGGGAAAACATAAGGAGGCAATGGATAAAAAGGATGAAGGAAAGAAGGAGAGGATGGAAGAAGCAAAAAAAGCAGGTGCTGCCAGTGATGCTGTTGATAAACAACGGACAAAGAAACAAGAGAAACAAGAGAAACACGAGAAACAGGGAAAACAGGAAAATACACAACAAAATACACAACAAAATACACAACAAAATACACAACAAGAAAGAGGGAAACCTGTGAAATCCAACGCTCGTGCAACGGCAATCGATAAGACGCGCGAAAGAATGCGAAAACGTTTGGCTGAAAGACAGAACAAGCAAAATCTTGAAAAACTGACCAAAGAAGATGAACAATCTAGAAAGTCAGGACCAGGACAGGTTACATTAGAGAATAAAATTAAAGTCGTGAACAAGGCTTCTGCGGAATTAGAAGAAAAGCGAGCGCAAATAGAAGCAGCAGATAAGAATATAGAGAATATCAAAAAGCTTCTAGCAAGTAAAAAAGCACAACAAAAGTAAAATTATGAAATAAAATGAATTATATCGAATGATAAAATATTCTGTATAATTAAAGATGTACAAGAACATACTAGTTATTACAATATTTATAGGAATATTGTTTATTGTGGTAGATATTGTGAGAACAGAAAAAGAATGCCCGCAAAACAAAATAATATATCGATATATTCCAAGAACATTAGACGAAGAGTTAGACTCTCCAGCATTTGCAACAGATGTTTTCCGCACGATGTTCACACAACCGAGCCCATGGATTAATAGTATCGATAACATGATGTTACGAAAACGTGAAGATGTGAATCAGTTTTTTATCACTCAGTTTTAAGTTTTAAGGTTTATGACTTATTAAATCTTTATTCATTCTTGAAAAGCTTTTTAATGTCTATCCTACCCTTAGAGCGTTTCTTATCGAGAAGATACTCTTCATAATCAACTTGAAATCCCTTTTCTTTCCAGTCCTCATCATAATTTTTTTTGTGATATTTTTTGAATTGACCACATCCAAATTTAAGAGGAACCTTAGTAAGATCAGGGGCTTTGTAAAAGGCTATTTTATCAAATAGGTTCGATCTGGATCCGCGGTTTTTAATAACCATAGCCCCAAAATCTTCGGTTAATTGCCTGAACACTTGACGGAATGAGTTAAAATCTGGAAACATACCAGCATAGTGTTCATAGATACGTTTTAGATTTGATGTTATGTCTTCGGCAAGTAAAAACACATAATCAAAGTTAGAGCGAAGCTCTGGTGTAATACCAAGAGGATACTGCATTGTCAGAATGTATGTTATATGTCTGTGCCGACCATTGAACAAAAGCTCATACACGAGAGGATCTTTTGCCCATGTTCCTTTACTTGCAAGACAGTCATCCATCACAACTATTGCTCGCGGGTCAATGTATTTTCCCAATAACCGTTTTTCACGTGCTTTTTTTAGAATGAGTTTTTGTCGCAAAAGGAGTTTTTTGAGGATCTTTGATTCATATTTATAGAATATAAATGTGTCTGGGAAAAAATCAACAAAAAACGGATTATCTTCCTCCGTCGGTGATATGATGACACCTACTGGAATATCAGCATACTTGCCGATTACTGCCTTTGTTATCCATGATTTGCCGGATCCACGTTTGGCAATCATGATTATTGACGGATTTATAACCATTT